CCATATTTCAGGCGGCTTTTCTTTAGCTATTGCTAACTTACCACGGTAAGTTGGAGATGGCAAACTTAGAATAATAAATGTTCTTACCTTTTTCTAGCGAAGTGAACGGGTTCGCAGCAATGGCGGCGCGTTGTTGGAAGCCGATTGCATTGCGGAAGCGGTCGTTACTTGCGTCCAGACCAGAGTGCATGGTCAAAGGAACATACGGTGCGTAGATAACACCAGCGTCAAATTCATTAGCGCCTTTATAACCGATAACCACACCGTCATGGGTAAGGAACGGGTCAACGAAAACTTTAAGCTGACCAGCCATACCGACATAAGTAGAAGATTGCAGGTTGATGTCAATGCTTTGTGCATAGTTGGTGTCATTCTTAAGAATGCCAGCCAGTTGCAGAGCATTAGCTACACCCATAGAAGTGATGATGAAGTTACCAGCGCCGCGGCGGTTTTCCAGATACAAACGGGCAGCTTCACTACGAATGTAAGCCCACAGACCAAGAGCTTTTTCACCAGCCCAACGACCATCAGTACCAGTTGCATAGTCAAAAGTACCAGCAGTTGCTTGGTTTTGCGCGCCAATATGAGCAGCGTGCATGATGGTGCGAACGATTTCTTGGTTTTGTTCCAGAACGATTTCTTGAGCCAGAATGTTAGACAGTTCAGCACGGGCTGACAAGTTGTGAACAGCCTGCATGTCTTTTTCAAGTTCAAATGAGTAATCAGCACGCAATTGACGAGTTTTAGCTTCAAGCGCAATCTTGTCAATGGTGATACCCATGTTTTTCCATGCAGCAGTTTCACCAGTCGGAGTATCCATTCCATGACCAGTTTTAGCCAGCAGGTCAACATCAGTGAACGGGTTATCGCTGCGGTCATCAGTACCAGTACCGGAATGTGCAGTATTAACTTCCTTGAAGAGCGCTTCTTTAGAAGTAGCATTGAATTGCGGAGAAGTACCGTTCGGATAAAGCGCACGAATTGCAAAGCCAAGTCCAGTAGGCATATTCATGGGTTGTACACCGCAAACATCATAAGCAATCAGTTGCGGGGTCATACGGCGGACCATGCTAATCAGAACCGGGTCATAGCCTTTGATTTGGCTGGTAACGTTTACGTCTTCTTTCAACGCTTTAGCTTCGTTTTCCAGCAGTTGCAGGGTGGTATTGAACTTGCTAACACTTACAGATTCTTGCAGTTTCTTGATGTCAAGAATATCGCCTTCACCAGTAGGGTTAGACCATTTTTCTGCCAGTGCGCGCAGATTCTTAGCGCCTTCAGCTTGAGCAGATTCAAAAAGTTGTTGTGCAGTTTGCATTAGTTTTTAGTCCTTACGTAAAGAATTGAAATAATTAACGTTATTTAGAAACATTTGAAATTAAAAGAAACTTCCGCGATTGAAAAGACCTTTAAGGCTTTCATCGACTTCTTTAGCGCCTTCTTTCTTGTCATCGGCTTTATCAGAAGCCTTGTCATCGCCAGCTTTATCGTCAGCATCAGCTTTATCTTCATCTTCTTCTTTAACCAGTTTCTTTTCCATGATTACAAGGTCAAGCATTTTCTTGAACTGGTCAGAAGTGTAGGATTCATCAATTTGCGCCATGATGTCAACAACAGAATCGCGTTGGGAATCAGCCATAGAACGGGTTGCTTCACTTACCAAGAATGCTCTGTAAGCAGCTTTAGTAGCTTTTTGGGATTCTTCCAGAAGGTTGTCTTTTTCAGCAAGGCTTTCTTGCAGCGCTTTAATTTCATCAGCAACAACGCTTTCCAGAAGTTGTGAAGTTTCAATACCAGCTTCTTTCAGTCCTTCCATGACTTTCATCATGCCGCTGCGAACATTGCGCACATCTTGGGCAACTTTAAGCTGTTCAGAGACTTCAGTAAGCTGGCGGGCAAGTTCGGATTCGTGATATTCAACAAGCTGTGCAGTGGTTTCTTCAACAGCTTTATCAACGCTTTCTTTCAGGGTCTTTTCGTTTTTCTTTTGAAGGCTTTCCAATTTCTTGGCAAGTTCAACAGCGTTCTTTTCATCAAGGCTTTTCTTGTACTCAGCCTGACTTTCGGTTACGTAAGAATCAACGGCTGAAGTAAAGGCTTCTTGTTGGGCTTCATCAGTAATACCCAAAGATTCAAGCAGTTCTTTAATGTTCATAAAGTTTAATTTCCTTCTTTTAGCTAAAAGATTGATTAAATTGAAAGTTGTAGCTATTTAGTTGATTTCAAAAATAAAATCAATTTCTAGCTTCAATAAGCCCTTATAAACATTATGAAACGACTGTACAGATTCGCTGATTTCCTCAAAGACTACTTTCTTACAGGTTTTGTAAACTCATTTACAAACAACGTAGAGAAGGTATGGCAGCCATTTACTGAATATCCCATTGGCACAACAGTTACCCACACGTATGAAATCAATGGTAAAAGAACCAAGAACAAGTATGTTTCTGTTCTAGGTGCAAAATCAGGCAACCAAGCGCCCATTCATGCTAAACAAGGACAAGTAGAATCTGATGGCGGTATCAGATGGATGTACTTGGGTGAATCGACCATTGTTGATAATGGCATGTTTGACATGTACTTAACACTTGGGCGTCAGAACTCATGGGATGGCACTGACAACCCTGTAACGCCTGCAATCAATCAGTACGTAACCAGACAATGTATTCAGGACATCATCTACGCCAAGAAAATTGACAAATCTTCAGTTGCCATGGTTGCCCGCAGAAACACATGGAAAGCAGAAGAAAAGTATGAAGAATTCAAGAAAGACAAAACTGCTTACAAACTGCCTTATTACGTAACCAACAAAGAAGGCTGTGTTTATTACTGCTTGTCAAATAACAACAATCAGAAATCCACTATTGAACCTATTGGCACTTCAACCCAACCCATACAACTGCCAGATGGCTATGTTTGGTACTTCATGGCGAAGATTGATATTCAGAACTCAAAATTCCTGACTGATGAATTCATTCCTTTGAATGGCGATATTACCTTCAACCCGGATATGAAGAATAACCGAGGCGGCATCGCAACAGTTACGCTAGTAAGCCCGCAAAAAGGACAATTTGCTAACAAAAACAACATTGTAATAGAATTTCAACAAAAAGGTGAAGGTCAAGACGCCAATCTTATTCCACACTTGAACACCCAAGGCATTCTGGAATACATGGAAGTGAAGAATGCAGGGCATGATTACGCTGAAGAAACCATTATCGTCTTGAAAGAAAGGTCGCCTGATGCACAAGGACAAGGCGCTGAACTAAAAGCCATCATGGCTCTGGACACACTCACAGGCAAGACTTATATAAAAGACGTTGAAGTGCTTAAAGGCGGTGAAGGCTACAAACAAGGTTCTGTTTCAATACACATTGAAGGTGATGGTCAAGGCGCTGTATTGGAAGCCAAAGTTTCAACCGCTAAAGGCATCATTTCATCAGTAGAAGTGAAAGAAAAAGGCGAAGGCTACTCATACGCCACACTTTACGTTGTATCGGGGCAGAACTCAGCAGTTGGCAGAGTTTCATTACTTCCATATTCAGTTTCCAATCCTAACATTTTGGCAACCATTCAAGACAACGCCATCATGATTAACGTTGACTTGAATCCAAATGAAACTTACTTTGACTACGATTCAGACTACAGAGAAGTGTTACTTGCAGTTAATCTTTATGACATTGATGGCAATCCAGCAAACAAACCTGAATACATTGGCAAAGCACATAAGGCATGGGCAGACCCAAAATCCAAACTGCCAAAGTTGAACCCAGAAGAAGGGCTGATACTTTTCAGACAAACCTCAAACCGTTTAATCAGGGTTGCAGGGCAGTATGAGAAAGTAAAACTGGTGATTTCATTATAAGGGCAAAGTGAAGATGGCTACAACTACAGCGCAATATAACAATCCAGTATTAAGAGATTTAACCAACTACAACGAAGCTATTGGCAACGTTGCGCAACTTATCATTCCCGACTTTGACAACCTCAATTACTTCATTCAGTCGTTTAACTTTCCTTCAATAGATATTCCCGCTGTAGAAACACCATTTAAGGGAAACGATAACAAACAAGTTGGGGATTTCATTAAGTATGGAACACTTTCAGTTGATATTGCATTAGATGAAGACCTATCAAATTTAACTGCTCTTTTTGACTGGATTAAGAAGACAAACTTCAAAGCCAATGTAAGTGAACGGTATGTTGATGTCTTTATTAAATGGCGTACCAGAAACTTGAAATCAGACATTGAGATTAAATTTCATAATGCCTTTGTAACGAATATTGGTGGCTTTCAATTATCAGCATTGAATACTGAAGACACCATTATTACAACAAATGTAAGTTTTGAATACCAGTACATAACGTTGAATGGTCTTGAAATTAGAAATCCAAACATTCATTGGTTATAAGTTTAAGAAAGAGTGTAGAAAGAAAGCTCTCAAATGTATTGAGGGCTTTTTTTATGGCTTAAAGGCTGAAACGTAAACAATTCTCATTTTTTTCACAAACTACATGTAGGACTGTAGAAATTAGTTATTAAGAGAAACACCACAACATCTAGTATGGCTCATCAAATATGC